TAATCAAAGACACCTTGGTCGATCCAACATCCTCTATCCATTTCACCGATTGACCAAACATTATCAACATAATTCCATATCACATATTTGTTTGGTGTTTGTTGTAATTCTCCTGTTGGGAAAAACCACCATATCTCATTAAAGTTAGAGTTATGACCACCGCAAGAAATACGTCTATATTGATATGTAAGATTATCAAAAACGGTATCACTTACATCACACTTAATTTCTTTAACCGAACCATCAAATACAAAGAAAGAGTTTTCACCCATCCATGCTAAAAAGTTACCAGCAGTAACAATAGTTCTTGGGCTTACAGCTTTACAGTTAGTACCAGCATCTTGTATGCCGTAGATAAAAGGAGAGCCTGTGTAATACATTCTTGCAATACCTGTATCGGTAAAGATAATGACATCTGTTTGCCATTTAATAGCACTTAATGCTGTACCGCCTGTTGGTATTTGTAAATCACCAGCAGTATTAGTTGCTGCTGCTGTCCATGTAGTGCTTGATTCTCTGGATGACCATTGTACCTTTCTTGGGTCGCCACCTGCTCCTAAAGCTACGACATGACGTTCATTGGTTACTAAAATACTAGAACAACCAGTAGGAGAATTTGCTAGTTGCGCTCCTATTGTAGAGGGTGAAGAAGGCGACCATTTATAAATCTTGCCATCACTTGCACAACAGAAAAGTAAATCTTCGCCAAAGTTATCAAATGACCATGACTTAGCATTAAAGAATAATCCAGATTGACTTCTAGCATCGCCGTAATCTTCTACATCGTAATGATATGCACCATATCCAAGTGGGTCAGTTGTTTGGTCAGAAACAAAACCAGAAGGAGTTATGTCATACCAATTTTCATCATGGTTGACATAAATCTTTTGTCTTGTTCCTACGACTAAAACTTTTTTACCAGAATTGGTAATGTACGCAAACATTCCTGTAGGCGTACCTGTTAAAGCTGTACTTTTTATTTTTTCCCAACCGCCAATAGGTCGTAGAAAACCATTTTGAAAACGCACTAAATTACTATCAGTCCAACGCCCTTTATTAGCGTAGTCTGTTCCATTGGTGACTACTCCAGCGGGAGGTGTGACTGGTAGTAAAGGCATTATTAACTACCTATGGTTTTAGTTTCGCTTGTTGGATTGATTTGGTCAGCGATGTTGTTGTCTAAGCCTTCTTTCATGCTTGCGACTTCATCTTCGCCTATTCCGTCTATCACCCAACCACTTACTACATCATTAGTAAGATCAGCAAATGGTACAAAGTTTGTTATGTCATCTGCATTAACGCCGTGAGTACCATAAGATGAAGCTGTGTAATCATTACCTTCAGCATCTTTTTTGTCGCTAACTGCGTTTAGTCTCCAGTGTACGTTGTAAACAACGTCTGAATGACTGTCGTGGTTTGGGTAAAGATCTACTGTTTTACAATCCCATGTATATGTATTTGCCATTATTATTCTCCTTTTAAGTTAGCAATTTCACTTTCTAGTGTTTCAACTTTATTTATTAATTCTTGTATGGACTTAGTTAAAAGAGGTACAAGTTTGCTTTGGTCTATGCCTTGATATTCAGGATTACCTTCATCATCAACTGCATCTTTTTCACCACTAATAGCTTCAGGAACTATGTCTTGTACTTCATGTGCTAAGAAACCATCAACTGTTGTATCTGCATCAGCTATGAAATTAAATCTAGCTGGTTTTAATTGTGCAACTCTATCAAGAGCAGTAAAGTCATACTCTACATTTTCTTTTAACCTGTAGTCTGAAGATGTATTGTAAGCTGTTGAACTTGAATTAAGTACAATGTCTCCACAATCAACCCCAGTAGCATTTGCAAAATGAATGGCTCTTTCAGCATTAGTTCTTACTTGTATACACATAGCAGTTTCATTTGCGTTGGCTGTTACTTGTAAAACACCTTGTCCAAAAATTGTGTCATTATTATTAATTAAAAGTCTACCAGAACCATCAATTCTCATCCTCTCACTTGCTGGATAGCTGCCACCAAAGTTGCCAGTGCCGACATTAAATGTCATAGTGCCATAACTAAACATATTCGTTTGGTTATTGCTGGAATCATATTGAATACCACCATCCCCCGCACCTGTTGAGCTTAATATTAAAGTAGCTTTACCTGAATTGTTAATAGGTTCAACTCTTGCTATTGTGTCGGCATCTCCTTTGCAATGAAATTCACTACTAGGACTGGTCGTACCAACACCCACCCTATTATCTGAAGAGTCTACAAATAAAGTTCCGCTATCCCAGTTTAAATCTCCTGTACCACCTGTAAGAGCTGTAAGCGTACCAAGACTTGTAATATTAGGTTGAGCTGCTGTTAAAATTGTTCCTGTTACATTACCTGTTAAGTTTCCTGTAATAGATGTGCTTGCTGATAAAGTTGTGAATGATCCTGCGGCTGCTGTAGTACCACCAATAACAGAGCTATCAATAACTGCTCCGTCTAGGTTTAATGCTATTGAAGTACCATTAGAAGCAAAGATTGCATCAAGTGTATCGAGGTCAGCGTTTAGCTTTGTTCCCCAGGTATTAGTAGATGCGCCTACTTCTGGTTTGGTTAAATTTAAGTTAGTTGTAAATGTGTCTGCCATAATTATTCTCTTTTTAGTTTAGCAATTTCACTTTTTAGTGATTCTATTTGTTCTTGTTGTTCTTGTACTGCTTTAATTAATGGAGTGACAAGTTTACTGTAATCCATTTGGTAATATCCATCATCATTTTTGGTGACAGAATTAGGTACAATTTCTTCAACTTCTTGGGCTATTAAACCTTCATCAGATTTATTATCTGTTTTCCAATTATAAGCTACTGGGTTGAGTTTGTTAATTACTTCTAACCCTTTTGCTGTACCTGTAACATCTTTTAATCTTGCATCTGAAGATGTGTTGTATGTGGTTGCTGATGAAGTAACAGAGATACTTCCAACCGAAGTACCATCTTTTCTGAAGTCAGCTATATTTCCGTCATCAGTTTTACGATTTACAAATAGCGGTGTATCGCCTTCACGAACTATACTAACTTGACCATCTGCTCTTATTTCTGAACCTGTGGTAGCTACACCTATTGTAGTCTTTCCAACCATGAAATTTCCAGAGGCGTCCAGTCTTGCAGACTCACTTCCACTAGCTCTAAATATAGTTGTATTAGCAAGTGATGCATGTGATTGTCCGTATAAGAGAATATTAGCACCACCATTAGAAGCATTACCACCTGAAATAAAACTTAAAGCATTAGCTTGACCATTCATGTGACCACCTGAAAGGTAGAGGTCTTTGAATCTGTTACCTGAATTACCTAAATCAATTGTATTGTCAGCAGATGCGTTGCTAGCAGCTCTAGGTACAATTGCACTTCCATTAGTAAAAAATAATAAACGTACATTATCAGAACCTATAGAAATATCGGAAGTTGTATTTGTTACAACTTCAATACTTCCAACTTCTGAACCATCTTTTTGAAATTGAATATATTGACCATCGTTTGTAATTTTATTTAAAAATAAAGTAGGAACAGAAGCCGCATCTTGTGCAATAGTTATATAACCACCGCTAGTGATTCTTACACCATCAGTGGTATTAGCTGAACTTGTAGTTCCAACAAGTAGATTTCCAGATGTATCCAGTCTAGCTCGCTCTGTGCCATTAGTACCAAAAGCTAAAGGAGTATTAGAGGTTGATTCTAAAACTGTAGAACTTGAACCTGCATAAAATCTAGCTACTCCACTTGTGCCATCAGATGTTTCAAGACGGATTAAACCACCATTTGATGTAGAGCCACCACGAACTTGTAAGACTTTGTAGTTTGCTACTGCTGTTGGCGAACTCGTTCCCATTGCCACGTTACCACCAAAGTTTACAGTACCACCATTTGCGTTTAGTTCTAATCCATAGTATGTTGCTGAGTTTGTACGACCAGCACTTATCCAACCACGACCATTATTGTCTACGCCCATAAACATTCCGTATAGGTCACTACCATTTTTAGATGAAATAGCTATTGCACCTTGTCTTGCGTTTGTACCTGCGGTAAATGGGTTAGAGTTGTCAGTGCTAATCACAAGAGCTACATCGGGCGAACTCGTTCCCAGTCCCAATCGTCCAGACGAATCTAGTCTCATTTGTTCTGCAGCAGACGTGCCAAAAGTCATTGCGTTATTGTTGTGACGATAGCGAATAGTTCCTTGGTATCTTTCTGTTCCAGACGTTCCGTCAGCAAAGTAGATACTTCCAGTGCCTGTGCTTGATGTTC